TTCCGGTACTTTCTATATGTGTCGTGCGTGCGCGCGCGTGCGTTAGTGTTGAAACAACCTCCCCAACCTCCCCACCCTCCCCGGCGCCTTCATTTTCAAGGGCTTGATTCGGGGAGGTTTGATTTGCGAACCTCCCCTCGAGGACACCAACCTCCCCGGCCATGCCATGATTTTGCCGGGAAACAACCTCCCCACCCTCCCCGACGATGGCGAGCCGCCACTGCATGGCCTGGTGCGAGAGCCCGGCGGCCTCCAGGCGCAGATTGCGGTCAGCCACTGCAAAGACACGATCACGCATCTTGGCGAGCGCCTTGCCGAGGCGCGTCCGCTGGGATTGATCGCTTCCGCTGCCGAGCGAGAGCGGAGGTTCGCTGGTGATGGCGATGGGGTGCAGATCGCCTGCCTTCACGTCGGCCGTGCCATAGCGGTTCCACCAACCGCTCACAAACGAAGCCCAGGCGCTGCCCTCGGCATCGGACGCAGCCATCATCTCCTCTAGGTTTCCGAGGAAGCCCTCGATGCCGGCGACCTCCAGGATGCCACCAGTCGTGCCGGCCCAGTTCTCGTAGGATCCGATGGTCTTGCCCCCACGCGGACGCCCGGCAGCGATCCACGCCTGACAGAGGGTCAGACAAGCGGAGACCAGTCGCGCCCGGTTGGCGCGTACCCAGGTCATAAGATCGGGATGGCGGAAGCTGCCGCGCTGCCAGGGGCGCTCGACATGAGCGTCGAGCCTGATCCGCACCAGGCGGCGCGCCATCTCGTTCGAGAACTCCGGATTGTTACCGGTGGCGATCCACACACAGCGGATCGGGAGCCGTGCCATCTCGGAGGCACCGAGGATCCGGTCCTCCCAGAACGGGGCCGTAAGCGCCGCCGCAACGGCCGAGCTGTCCAGCTTGTTGCGAAGGTTGTCGATGAGCAGGATGGAGGGGACCTGACGGAGCTTCGCAGTGACGCGTTTCCGCCATTCCTCGTCGTCCCTCCCCTCGGTCATGACGCTGGCACCGCTACCGGTGAGGATGGTGGCGATCGAGTCGACCATGAGGGTCGCGCCCGTGCCCGGTGTCGGTTTCTCGATGAGATGCAGCGGCGTCGGCCCATCCACCATCGAGCGCACGAAGCCGAGGAGCAGCAGAGCCACGGCATGGGCCATCTCGGAGAGTGAGACGAAGGGGAAGTCCCCCAGCAGGTCCTCGCAGATAAGGGCACGGGCCTCGGCAATTTGCTCCAGTGTGGGACGCTCCGGAACAGCGGGCACGGTAAAACCTGTTGCCGGTTGATACAGAAGCCGTGCATCGGGATGATAGCCAGGGCTGGTGAGCAGCTTCCCGTTTCGACCGAACACCGGCGTGTTGACGATGCCGAGGAGCACCGGCAGACCCGGATCGGGCGTCGCAAGCACCGATTTCACAACGGCGACCGGTGGCGGCGCCGGCACGATCTCGCCCTTGCTGTTGGCCCGCACCCAGGTCGCAAGCCGCGCCAGCATGTGACGGAGCCTGTCCTCATTGAGGGCTGCGGCGACTGGGCGCCCTTCGTCATCCGGCACGACCCAGGTGGGCTGACCCGCATAGCGGAAGAGCCAAGGCGTCCGGTTCGACGTCAACAGCAAGGACCACACGCGCTCAACGGCACGCGCGAGATCGCCTTCGTCGGCCCGGAGTACCGGCGGGTCCGCCGTAGCAGTGAGGAAGTTCAACGGCCGATGCTGACCGATCTCCGCGGGTGCCTCATCTTCCTTCGGCAAGGCTGCCTTAATCGCTGCCATCACTGCACCGGCACCTGACGCCGTGAGCAGGTCGTTGAAATCCTGCCCCGCCTCCGGCGGAAGGGCGATCACCACCTCCCTGCCCTCGAGCCTGAGCCGCCGCGCAGCCGTCTCTGCAGCGCGAAGGCCAGCACCCGAAGCGTCATTGTCGCCAAGCACGATGACGCACTTCACGTCAGCCGGCAGTTGCACCTGCTCCAGCCCCGAGGTGGAAAGGGTCGCCCAGACAGGCAGGCCCGGACACGCCGTCATCACCGCGAGACCGGTCTCAATCCCTTCGCAGATGCCAAGAGCGCCATCGGGCAAATGAGGAGCGAGGCGAACGGCACCGCCAGCGACCTTGCCCAGCATCATGCGGGGCTTGGGGATCGGAGCCTTGGCGACCTTCCCGTCAGAGCCCTCGGTCAGCCAGGTGCGGTGGAGGCCGACGACTTCACCGGCGCGATCCCTGACAAGCCCCACCATCGCGGGGAAGCCAGCCTTGGCCTCCCAATGCGTGAGATCAGGATGGAACTGGAGATCTGCTTCGAGCGGCGCGATGAGGCCGCGGCCAACGAGGTAGCGTTCCGCAGGCGAGTCCGCGAGAGGTTGAAGCCCCGACAGGATATGGGTCATCTCCTGCGCGGCATCGCGTTTTGCGGGCTGCGGTGCCGCCGGTGCACGCCAATGAGGTGCCTCGCCGGTGACACCGGCAATGTCTGCAGCCTCTGCCAGCAAGGCCGCGCCATCGAGACCGGTGGCATGAGCGATCGTGTTGATGGGACCGCCACCCTGATCGCCATCAAAGTCATGCCAGTCCCCTGCATGAGGACCCTTGAGGGCGATCACACAGGATCCGCTGCGCCGTGGCCCCGCACCCCTGATGTTGGCCAGGCGCCACTCATCGCCCGTGCGACGGCCGTTCGGAAACAGCCGCGGCACCCAGTTCTCCGCTGTGTCCCGGAGGCGGCGCGCGATCAGATCGACGTCGTAGGCCCTTCCGCTGCGGGGCGGCTCGACATCGTTGAAATCCAGCATCTCTGCCACCCTCAGCCATCCTTCCAGCAGCGCTCGGAGAAGGCGCAGAAGCGGCAGGTGTGGAAGTCGGGGCTCGCGGCAATGCGCGGCAGCAGGTCATTGGCTTCCGCGGCCCTGATGATCTCGGCCGCACGATCGGAGAGAGCTTGGGCGATGTGCGGCACGAAGGGCACGCGCTCGTGGTGAAGCTCCTGGGTGTCCTTGTTGAGGCAGGTGAAGAGCGCCACCTCAAGATCCATGTAGGCCATGTAGAGCTGGAGCTGGGCGTAGTAGACCGGTTTCGACACTTCAACGCCGCGCCTGACGACATCACCCCAGGATTTCGCCTTGAGGGCCTTATGCTCCCAGAGAGCAGGCCAGGTAACGTCAACATCGGGCCCACCGACGATCACGCCGTCGATGTGGCCCTTGATGCGGCCTCCGGCCGTCTCGAAGCCGAACTGCCCGCCGTCCCGACGCTGGGTGAGGAGCTCAAAGCCCGCCGCCTTCATCCAGCGGATCGACAAGTCCTCGAAGGTATGCCCCGCGGCGAAGATACGAAGTGTCTGCCCGGAGAAGCCCTTGTCGGGGTCTTCCGGCGTGTGGGTGTATTCGTAGACCAGGCGCCGGCTGCAGGCTTCCCCGATCCGGCTCGCGCCAAGATAGCTGCGCTTCGGCTGCGCCTGATGCTGTGCAATGAGTGCTCGGTCGATGTGCTGATTGACGCGAACGCTCAGCGGCAGCGTCACCGCGGCATAGGTCGATCCGGAGCCGTGATTGAGGTCGAGAGTCATGGAAACCTCAGAAGGGAACGTCGCCCCGGGCAGACTGGCGGAGCATGGAATCCTGGAAGCCATCGACGCAGGCTTCGATGATGCGGTCGATGTCGGTGGGCGGCCTGTCGAAGAACGGCGCCATGAGGTCGAGCTCGGTGAGGGTGGCCGCAAGGAAGGCACGCGCATCCCGGATGGCGCGCTGTTCCATCTCCGTCTTGTCGATCATGCCGTCATTCTCCCTGGCCAGTGCAGAACCCCGCTCGAGGCAGCGCATCGAGCAGAAGCAGTATTGCGGGTAGCGGTCGCGGCGGAGTTCGTGGGCATAGCCGAAGCCCCGGGCTTCGCGACCGCAGAGAGCGCAGGGCGCTAGCCGGCCAGAAGGAAGCGATTGAGAGCTACGGTTTCCTCTGGCTTCTCCCGTACCCGGCGCGACGCCAGGACGATGAAACGGGAGATCGCGTTGTCCGCCATCGCCTCGAGATCGCGCATGGTAAGCGTGCGAATGGGACGGTCGAGCCGCCCTCTTGCCTCGAGCCATGCGCCGATCTCCTTCGCCGCCTCACGCGTCACGTGTGCCTGCCACTCGTCCTCGGTCACGGGAGTGCTCAGCTGGTGAGCCAGGCCGGGGCGGGCTTGGCAGGCGCCACCGGCGCGGGCGCGGTGCCCGCCACGGGCGCCTGTGCGGGCTGTGCTGCGGGAGCAGCCCCCATGGCGTTGCCCCAGGCAGGCCTTGCGGCCGGAGCCGCACTTGCCGGGCTGCCCTGCCCCCAGGATGGCTTCTCGGCTTGGGGGCTCGCGGCACGAGGCTTCGAAGCGGGAGCCGGCGGCACATGCTCGCCGCTCATCACCTTCTGCCACTCGGGGGCGGTCGGCAGCACCACATGGGCCAGGCGGTTCTGGTCGCGATAGCTGGCGTTGCGGCTGGGCTCGACGGCAACCTTTGCCACGAAGCTGATGCCGTCGAGGTCGGAAAGGCCCCGCAGCACGCGCTTGGCTTTGGCGTCCTCGCTCATGTCGTCGGGGTTCAGCCCCAGGGCGCTGTCGATCATGGCGCGAAAGGTCGACTTCGAGATCTTCCAGCCGATCGACTGGCCCTCTTCGTCAAGCTTGCCGCCCGACACCGTAAAGGCCTGCCAGAACTTCCGGCGCGCATGAGGTCCCTCCAGCACCGTGAACTCGGCGTCGAGCGAGAGAACATCGCTGCCGGGCTGGTTCGAGGCCTTGAGCAGGCCCTTGTCGAGGTCTCCTGCTCCATCGACGCCGCCTTTCCGGATGTGCATCGCCACCTTGGCGTAGGTGCCGTCGGGGATGAGTTCCCCCGAAACCTGGGGCTGGGCGTCGTTCATGTCATAGGTCATGGGTTCAACCTTTCCTGGGGCCGTGGATCTTGGTGAGGAGTGCAGAGAGATCGGCAGGTTCGGTGAGATCGAGCTTGCCGGAGCGGTCCTTGGCGGGGAGGCCATATGGATTGACGGTCTGGCAGACGAGGCGGCGGGTCCGCCCCTTCACAGGGTCGTGCCGCCAGCCGTCGCCCTCGGGCTCGAAGAGGCTCAAGGTGGCGACCTGGTCGACGATGCCGGGAAGCTCCCGGGCAACCTTTCCGCCCTCGAGCTGCGGCTGCCAGTTCGACCGATTGAACTCGTCCGTCACCTGCTCGAGGATGCCGACGAAGATCGTCGTCTTCCCTTCCGCATGCTGGAGATGCTTCAGAAGCGTGATCACCTCCCGGGCGAGAAGCCCATAGGCGCCACGGACGTCCGGCTTCCCCGTCCGATCGGAATAGGCCTCCGGCTGCTGCTTCGACCACGCCATGGCCTGACGAGTGAGGTCGGTGATCGAGTCGACGAAGATGTAGCGCTTGGCAGCGACCAGCTCCGCGAGGTCGGGATAACTCTTCGCGACATGGGCGTAGTGTCCCTCGGAATAGTACCCTTGCGGATCAGCGGCCGGGTTCACTCCGCCGATGAGACAGGCGAGATCGCGTGCATCCTCGAAGCTGCGGATAGGGATGCTGTCGCCGTCCCAGTCCTGGACCGACATAAGACCCGCCTCGAAGTCGAGGCAGAGCGTCTCCGGCCCAGGAAGCGTAACCGCGAGCCTGGTTTTGCCGGCGCCACTGGGGCCGAGGATCGTCATGGTGGTCTTGGCCATGGCGGCCGAGAGCCGCATTTCGGCGGTGACGAGACGGAGGCTCATGCGCGCCTCCCGTCAGGCGGCAGGAGATCGTAGCTCGGACGTCCGGTCTCGACGGTACGCGCGCCGGCGAAGAGTTCCTTCAGCCGTGCAGGCCAGGCATCATAGGCCCGTTCCGACACCTCGAACTTGACCTTCACATAGTCGGCGGGGTTCTCCCCCCAGCCGGAGCGGATCAGTTCGACGACCTCCTTCAGGCGTTGCTGGTCCCATTTGACGCGCTTGGGAAGATCGGCAACGACGATGAAGCCATTGTCTTCGAAGCGAACGGTGCCGGTGTCCTTCTCCATGGCAGCACGGGCCTGCCGGGCGCGTGGGCCGTAGCGGTAGTCGAGAGCGGCATCGAGCTTGTCATCGAGACGCTGTGCTTCCTCGAGCACCTGCTCGATCTCGGTCTTGAGGTTCGAGAGGGTCGCGGCCGGGAGGACCGCCAGTTCACCGACACTCATCGCCTCGACACTCGAAAAGTGGGTCGCAAGATCCTGAGCCTCAAGCATGTTGCAGCCTCCGGGCATGAGAATTGGTGGCGTTCGACTTGCGGGTTGCGAGAAGCGCTCCGCGGGTGCGAACGGCGAGGTAGAGCCAGTCGTGATCCCCGACGCGGCGTTGCACCGGGATGACGAGACCCATGGACTCGGTCGAAAGTACGCGGTTCGCGACATCGCTGAGCTTGCGGCGGTCGAGGTCGGTAAGACCGCTTACCGATGGCATGCGGTCATGCGAGAGATGGCCGCGGTAATAGACGAGCGTCTCGCCGGGCTCGGCGTCGATCAGCCAGTCGACGAAGCCGTTCTCCTCGACGATTGCCGAGAGGGCTGGAACATATTGGCGGGGGACGTGGTCGGGGCGGGCAAGCATCGGTCAAACCTTTCTCGTTCGGCCGCAAGGCGCTTGCGGCTGCTGGAAGCTCATGATGTTGGAGGGAGGCGTTTCGAGGCCTCTGGGCCCGACGTTCCTCTCTGTCCCTATAGTAGCGACCGACCTTCCGGGCTTTCCCAGGAGGTCATGGGCGGAACAGCCAGCGGCGCGGGGCGAGTTCGACCGTCACCAGGCGGTAGCGAAGCTCGCGGAGACGGCGATGGAATTCACTGGAGGAAAGCTGCGACAGGCGCTTTGCCTCGCCCACGTCGCCATCGGTCTCCCGGATGGTCTGGGCGACATGGGCATAGTCTTCCGGGAGCTTGCCCAGCACATCGTTCAGCGCGATAGCGCCGATGAGATCGGTTTCTGATGGCAAACGCTCGTCTGGGACGGTTTCGGAAAGGCTCGGTTCGGGCTCCGAGCCCTCATCTCCATTGAGGGGTGCATCGAGGCTGATGGCTTCCCGCTCCCAACCGGAGACAATGCGATCGGCAATGACCTGGGCGGCCTGCCGGCCGATGCGGATGGCAAAGGCGACATTGCTGCCGCGGCTGTCATCGAAATAGTGCCAGCGCTCGATGAGCATGACGAGGATGTCCTGTTCCGCGTCCTCCTGCTCCGATGCTGAGAGACGAAGCGAGCGCATCAGCCGGCGCGACTGCGCAGCAGCCGTCGCCATCATGACCTCGAGATCGCGCCGGCTGATGTCCCGGGAGGCAGTGCTTCGCTTCATGGCCGTATTCGACAAGTCCGCCTCCCGCGGGTGGTGTGATTGCGCAATCGCGCAAACGTGCAAACGCACGTCTGCCATCGGCGGCCCGGGGACCGCGGTGAGGGATCCAGGATCGTTCAGTGGTTCAGGAGGTCAGCTGGCGTGGGCCTTGAACTGCCGGTAGACCGACACGGCGACCGAAATATCGTCCTGCATGTCGGGCGGTAGTCGCTGCGCCTCGATGAAGGCCCGGTCGGTTCCAAGCCCCAGCCTCTCGCAGGCCGATATGATCAGCTGATCCTTGGGCGCCTTCTCCAGGCCCCGTTCGATCCGCGACCAGTAGGCCGGCGAGATGTTGATGTCGCGGGCGAAGTCGATCAGCATGATGTTGGCTTCCTCACGCTTCGCGCGGATCCAGGTTCCAAAGGCCATTGTCTGTCCTCCAGCCTTTCAGTGAAACGTCACGGGTCGCGGCGTGCGCAGCAGGTCGTAGCGGGCAAGCCGGACGCGGATGAAGTCGGCAGAAACCCCGTAGAG